ATACAGGCTGAGGCCATAGTGCCAAAAAGCGGTTATGACACTGTGAAATTTTACATTGTGCCTACCACACCAACTGGCAACCCAGCTAACCCAGGCACATACTCAGCTGACGATGCCCTGGTTGTGGTCAGTTCATCAGTAGCCAATCAAGGAGACACACCCAGCACATTTGGCTGGACTGACGGTTACTTGACTGGAACTGGCACTGGAACTCCGCCCAATGGTATTCCTGTCAAAGGCGCAGGCATAGCTTTTCCTACCACAGCACAATTGGGGGACTATTGGTTACGACAAGATTATTTTCCAAATCGACTTTTTAGATATGATGGCGGCCGTTGGGTGCGCATAGAAAATGTTACCCGTACAGATCTAACACCAGGCCCAGACAACAATACCTTGAGGTCCAGCTTTGTAAACAATACATATACCATGCGTACCACAGATCAAGGCAATATTCCCAGTCGTCAAAGTCTTAGCCAGGCCCTGTCCCCTGACGGTGATAATGGAAACCAGGGCGGAGATTTTCCGCCCAACCCTTATCCAAACACACAGCCTGGTCAGCCCAGCAGCTAAGGAGAGCAAAAATTCAACAGTATTTTTATGATGCTCAGATAAGAAGGTACATGTTACAGTTTACCAGAATGTTGAGCAATTTCCAAGTTGAATTTGGTCGCGATCCTCAGCTGGCCAATGATTTATATCGTGTGCCCATACGCTATGGTGATGCCAGCCGTCAAGCACAGACCATTCTTCAACAGAACTCCGCCAGCAGTATGCCAGCCACCCCGCTGATGACTTTTTACATCACTGGCATGGACTATGATCGTCCCAGAATGCAGGAGCCTTATTTTGTGGGCAAAGTTGGTGTGCGTCAACGCAGCTATGACGTCAACACAGAAACCTATGAAACCACACAGGGCAATGCTTTTACAATAGAACGTTTGATGCCAGTGCCATATCGCATGACCATAAACTTGGATGTATGGACTTCAAATACCAATCAAAAAATGCAGATCTTTGAACAGATTGCCACACTGTTCAATCCTGCTTTGGAAATACAAAGCACAGACAACTTCATTGATTGGACCAGTCTCAGTGTGGTAGAGTTAGAGCGTGTTCAGTGGAGCAGTAGAACTGTGCCCCAAGGCACTGAAAATCCCATTGATATTATGACTCTGACATTTGGCATTCCAATTTGGATCAGCTCGCCAGTCAAAGTCAAGAAGCTGGGCATTGTGGAACGTGTGATTGCCAGCATATACGATGCTCAAGGCGATGCTGCCAATGCTGTACTTGACAACGATCTACTGCTGGGCACCAGAGTCAAAGTTACTCCATGGAACTACAAAGTAGCATTGTTAGGCAATCAACTACAAATACTGAATGCCAATCAAGTCATCACCGAGCCTGCTACCAGTTTTGACCCGTTTAATTTTCCTGTGTCAGAAACTCCGCAAATTACCTGGCCTGCGGTTATCAATGCCTATGGAGTATTGCGCCCTGGCATCAGTTACATTACTCTAGATGATCCTGCCGCGCCTGACAACTACATTGTGGGCACAATAACAGTGAACCCTGGCGATGATCGGCTGTTGATTTACAACATTGACCCAGATACTGAACCTCAAAACACTCTGGATCCAGTGACTGCGGTAATTAACCCATTGACTAGTGCTCCGCTGGATGGACTTGACAGTAGTCAAGACGGTCAACGCTATTTGCTCACTGAATCAACAGGCAATGCCAACAACACTCAAAATCCCACAGCATGGCTGGGCATAGGTGGACAGCCTTTGATTGCCAATGCCAACGACATCATTGAATATCAAAATGGATGGTGGCAAGTGAGCTTTGACAGCCAACTGATATCTGTGCCGCAATATGTGACCAATTTAAATACTGGTATTCAATTTCGCTGGACTGGCTCACAATGGGTAAAAAGCATCGACGGTTTGTACAACGGAGGATCATGGAGCATCGTGTTGTAAATGCTGTGGGCGTGTGTTTTTACGCCAGTCAGACCAGCCGTTACTTGTTTTTGCTGAGAAACGACGATCGTCATCCTGGCAGCTGGGGATTGCCAGGTGGCAAAGTTGACCCTGGTGAAAACCTGCTGGAATGTCTGCTGCGAGAGTGCGAAGAAGAACTTGGCAGCATGCCTGACTACAACCGTTTGGTGCCGCTGGAAAAATTCACCAGCAACGACAAAAGCTTTGTGTATCACACCTTTTGGTGTAGTGTTGATCAGGAATTTGTTCCTGTACTGAATCAAGAACATTTGGGATATGCGTGGATTTCTTCAGGGTCTTGGCCCAGGCCCATGCATCCTGGACTGTGGAATACCCTTAGTCTAGACACAGTTCAAGACAAACTGCGTGTGATAGAATAATTACAAATTGAATACCACACTGGTGCGCGGCGCCACACTGCCATTGGGTGGTACTTCATGATACAACCAAGATGGCCACAACAACAACAAACCGCTTTGAGCTTGATACCGTGTGTTAGACATGCTGTACCAATTGTTGGTATCTTTTACAGCGTATAGATAATCAAAAAATTCTCTGAAAGGCTGGTTGGGATAAAACACAATGTCTGCTGAACCAGGAGGTGTGTCTATATAGTAGATACCGCTGATACTGCATTGAGTATGAACATGTTTGGGATGAGTACTGCCTTGTTCAAAGTGGTTGGCAAAAAAATATGGTCGCCAATTCACAGCATCAGCATCAAATCCTTGTTTGTCTAAAAAGTCTCGGGCCAGGCCTTGAACCCAATTGATAAATGGAGCAAATTCAGGACGCTCTGTGAGATTTCTAGTGCCATAAGTGGTTCGACCATTGTGGTAAAAACTTTGGTTTATGTTGGCTTCTTGAAAAATTGGCTGTGTGAAAGTTCGCAAGCTGTCCACCCATGATGGGTCATACACTTTGCCTACCACACTAGGGAACCAATGATGTAATTCCATTTTAGCTGGGATTGAAAAATAGTTGTATGCTCAATCTAGGCATTTCTGCCTGATTGGTCACCATGGTAGTAGAATGCCACAGTGGGGGCCTAAACCAAACCATGCTGTTGAAATGAGGAAATACCCAACCTTGCTTGCCAGGCATTTCAGGGTCGTCATACAAAAACAATCCTCCCCAATTCCAACTCCAGTTGCGATTGAGATATATTGTGCTGCTCAAACGTCTTTGATTTTCTGGAGCATCGTGATGCCAGTTGATCTGACTGCCTGGCAGCCATACATGCATGAACAGTGTTAAATTCTGAAATTGCTCAAAGTCTGGATGTACGTCTGAGATGTATTTTTGTATGAAATAATCTCGATATTCTTCTATGGGCAACACCAACACTGGTGCGTAACTGCCTGTTTCTAGACCAGCACCCCAGCGGCCCATGTTGTTGACTTCAAACACAGCTTGCCCACGACTGTCTTCAAATTTTTTGATCAGCGAATCTGCCACTGATGGTTCCAGGAAGTCATATCGTTGGTTAATCACTGTGAGTCCTTAAAATTGTGTTGTTATAAAAAATAACTGAAACAGTCTGCCTGTTTGTAAGTCTGATCCAAAATAATCCAAACTGGTATGAAACAAGTTGCTGCGGTACATGACCAATCGATTGTACCGATTGCCAATCCTGTCAACACATTCCCATTTGGTCATGTCTTGTGATTCATATTGCTCCAGCTCTTGAGCAGTTCTGGCACCTGTGCGACGATGCATAAACAAACCAGTGCCGCCGCTGACTGGAGCATCTGGTGTGAGATAAAGCACTCCAGCCCAGGTATTGAAATGATCAGTGTGAACCCAGCTGCGATCAGCTGCGGTGGCTATTTCAAAACTGCCCGTGAGTCCGTCAGTGGCATTCCATTCTTTGACTTCTCCAGCAGCATTCCACAATATTGTTTGTATGGTTTCTTTGACATCATCATTGAGAAAGCTCACTGTGCGATGTCCAGGAAAGTTACCTCGCACACGAAAATCTTGCTGTAACGCAAATTGTCTAACCCCGTCAGGGTTGCTGTAAAAATCATCAGTGATAATGACGTTGGTTTTCATACAAGTAATTATGCCAGTTAAAAGTGACAAAATTGATTTTGATTTTGCTCCAAAGATGACCTGATGTATTTTTCAACTTCATCTTCAATGCGAGCAAAAATGTTTTTTTGCCAATAGGGCTTGGCCAATTGTTGATTTTCCAGGGCGTAAGGCAGCATTTGTTTGTACTGATCTGGAGTCAATGAGTACACAATGTCTTTGAATTGTTCAAAAGAATCAAACCGTATCAGTCCTTTGGGATTGAAATACCGGTCAATATTTACACAACCATAATATATTGGAATAGTCAGTGTTCTAAAACAGTCCAATAATTTTTCTGTAAACATATTGGTCATTGCTTGATTTTCGCAGGCTATGTTGAACTTGGCATTGCGATAAAAATCTTCTTTGCTGGGTATGCGAGGTGGACTGCGATGCATTTTAAAATCAAACGATCCCAGCTTGCTTTTACCTTCAACTTCACGCAGTATCATGAACCTCATGCGATGTTCTCTGGTCCAGATTTTACTGCTCATCATGTATGTAATTTGGTCTTGTTTGTCGCACTCAATATCACCAACCCAGGCATCCACTGGCAAGAACTCTTTGGCATTGGGTAACACCAACAGTCGATCATCATAAGTCAAGATAAGATCAAAATTTTGCCAGTTGGCCATGACCATGCCATAAAAATCTCTGTACAATGATGGAGGTTCACACTGCATCAGGACACGAACACTGGCAGATGAATCAGTGTACAGAGTATCGCAACTCACTGCCACAGTTTGATCAAACTGCCG